TTTCAAATAGTCTCTGTGCTGTCCGCTGTAACTCATGACGGATACGGGCGTTGTTGTGCACTGCTTCTGGACCGTAGATGTGATGGTCATGGCACAGGTATACTTTCAGGCCATACTCTTCAGAATTTTTCCGGTTGGGCCCTCCGAATATGTGATGTTCATCCAGGATCCTGTGTTCGTTCCAGTTGTCATGGAGTGTTACACAGAGATAACAGGTCCTGTTGTTTTTATCATGTAGAACACTGGCCGGATGGCGCATCCTCTTTTTCTTTGTTTTTGCCTTTGTCTTTGGAAATAACATTTTTTATGTGTCCGAATCGGACACCCTCCTTTCCCTTGCCGCATTTCTGACAGGCTCATGCGGCAAGTTATATATGTTAATCGAATTTTCGAAAACACCCTTATTTCTGTAATTCCTTCAAGAATTCGACTAACTCTGATTCTGAATTTGGAAATTTGTTGTATCGTGTATGATATGTCCATTTCGGTATGTTGTTCTTATGCTCTGGCTCCGGGCCTCCAACAAGGTGCATATAGTACGATTCCGTCAAATTTGATACCCGCCAGCTGTTCTGATTGCGTGGATCCGGTTCATATTCTTCAGCAATCAGACGGGCACCGTTTTCGAAATCGTACTTGTAGTACTTGACACCGATGTTTTTATCTTCGTACCAAAGACCCCAGACTTTGTAATTTCTCAACCATTCTTTTCTCTGGTCATTGTTCTTCATAATCGGCAATGCGGTGACTTCACCGGGATGGTCTGCGATTTTGATATCTTCAACAAAATCGTGCTGCTTTTCGTTCGGCGTTTCTGCTGCCGTCTGGCAGCGTTCTTCCAGCCATCCACAGCGGCTGTTACAATTATCCGGACACTGAGCGCAGCATTTATATTCTGTGTCGCAATAAGCTGCTGCCCCACATATTCCTGATTCGCTCTTTCCGGTGATACATTTTGCCGGACCAGGCATTTCGTTATCTTTCTTTTTCGGCTTCTCCGGTGCATCTATGGATACCATCTTGACTGGCTTCCGCTTCTTCCCAAACCGTTTTATCAGTTCGTGGGCCATTTCATTCCAGGTAAAGGTGCATTCCATGTAGCTTCCGGGGTTAAACATGATTCCGGTTGAATTTGCTTGATAATTAAAATTACCGTTCCTGATTCTGACATCCCGATACCTGGTTTCGAGTAAATATGTTGTTGCACTTACATTGCACGTAAGAACATATTCTTTGTCTCCTCTGTTCAAGGCTTCGAAAAAGCGTTCTATCTGCAGTTCTGGTGTAATCGGAACCTCATTCTCTGGCGGCCGGTTCTGGCCTGTTGCTGTTTCTATGCTCATCTGGCCTGGAATACCTTTCTCAGCTTCCTGCTGCCGGTACAGGGCTTTGATGTCATCCAGTGTCATGATTCCTGCTTCTTCGTACAGCTCGCAGGCCTGTTTCTGATATTCCTTGCTGAGTTTTGACGCTTCATAGGCCACGGAAATCTTGATCCTGTCTTCTTTAAATTCTGACATCAGCTGTTCGCAGAGGTTTGTGCTGATCGCATGGTATCTTCCCAGCTGGCCGCCGGATGTTCCGATCAGTTCTTTCAGGATGTCTCTTGTCTTTCCTTCCATCTGTGATTTCTCACGGAGTTCTTTCACAAGGCCTTCCATCTTGAGCGTTTCAGTCATTTTTTCCCAGTCGGATTTATCACGATAACAATTCGCCTGGATGATCATGATCTGACGTACTATGTCGTTTTCCTGACCCGCATCCTGTTCCAGTTCCGATTGTGTTTTATATATACATGGGACCCGGCTGAATCTGTCATTTCCTTCATTGAGCAGATCGATACAGCACTTCCGGCGGCAATGGCCGGCTATAACGTAATCCTTCCCATCCCTGTTCTCGATCAGGAGCGGTTGAAGGATCCCCAGAAGCTTGATCGACTGTTTCAGTCTTTCAAGTTTCTCTGTGTTGTAGAAGTTTTCTTCTGACGGGATCAGATCTTTTGGATTCCGGTATACAATCTTCTGGTCCCGCTGCCGGTCCGGAACTGATCTTTTGTTAAGCATATCTTTCAGATAAAAATCCATTATTCTTTTCCTCCGATCATGTCAAGATACTCATTCACAAGAATTCCGTAATCTTCCGCTGCTGCCGATCGTGGGCTGTGTAACGCCACTGGCACACGCATAAACGTGCTCCTTGCTACTACGCCCGAAAAACGAATCTTTGTTTTCATCGTGGGATATCGTTCTTCAATAATTTCTGCTCCCTGCAAGTGTGCCTGATTGAATTTCTGGTACTTTGTTATGAAACAGCGAATGTTCTTCAGCCCTGGATTTAATTCTTCTCTTACAACAGTAATCTGATTTAAAAGCTCGTTCATTCCCTCTAATGTGTTATCATCTACCTCTACGGGGATCAAGACATCATTTGCCGCTGTCAGAGCATTGATAACTGATACGTTGATGTCTGGAGCGTTATCTACTACACAGAAGTCATATTTATCCGATACCTGCTGCAGTGCTTTTTTTAGTCTATCCTGCTGCGGACGTATGGGATCCTTAATCACTTCCGTGTTTGCTGTAAGGAGCCCCAGATTTGCCGTAATAATATCCAAGTTTGCATAATCTGTATGATGAATCAGGTTGTCCATGTCTGGATGGCGATCTACCATAATTCGATCGATTCCATCTCCATCCTGGGTTCGGCGGTTTAATCCACGTGAGCAGTCTCCCTGCTTGTCATTATCCACCAGGAGTACCTTATATCCCCTCTGTGTCAGTATGTAAGCAATGTTGATGCTTGATGTGGTCTTGGCCACACCGCCCTTTAAATTGATGATTGCTATTGTTCTCATGATATCCTCCTTATCTTTCCTCTCCCATGCTGCATCCATCATTTTCTCTCAACGATACAGCTGGAAGGCCAAACCCTCTACAATAGTGATCTCCTGACTTTCCTTTAGTTCTGTACCTGCAGTCTTTGCAGAGTGTGATCTTACGATATCTGTTCATAAGCTGACCGGTCTGGCTCTTATCAAAGTTATTGATCTTCTCATATTCCTCCCGGATCCTGTCAGTATACTGTTGTAATCCGCAGCGTCCGCATATCCTGTCCATCAAATCTCCCTGCATTTCTTCTCGAAACCAGCACAATTCATCGCAGACATATGCCATTAATTCCTCAAGGATGCAGTCTATGCCTTCGTCTTCGTTCCTTGTCTGCTCTCTGCATCCATTCTGGTTTTCCTCCGATCGGTTCATCATCAAACCATATTCCTCCTTTTTCGTCTTTGTAGTATGTAAACCGGGTACCTGATTTAGTAATGGTACCCAGACATTCCATTGTTAATATGTCCTGTTCCGGGCGCAGGCTCCAGCCCTTGCCCCAGTATTCTTCCACATTCACGATGCTTCATCTCCTCTCGCAGCCATGCGGAATAACTGTGTTTCTCTGTTTTTGCGGTGATTTCGTGTGGATCAGGAAGCTGATTTATAGCTTTAAACAGTCTGCACCATTCCTCTCTGTTCGCGATCGGCTTTCCTTTTGTGTCCAACCAGCCGGATCCGGCCATTTCCGTGATCTTTCCCAGGCGACTTGTAACATACAGATCGCTTATGTAAAAGCACACGTCACAGGTTCTCGTCATGTGATCCAGTGCATCCACCATGGTAAGCAATATGGCCTGATGATATGTTCCAGTTACCCTTCCAAAATGCTCCCTTGTCTCTTTCCCTGTCCGGAGCTGAGTCGACAGCACATATCCGCATTTTCTTTCCACATTTCCGCGAAACCGGCTGCTTGTCTCAATAAAAACATTTACTTGCTGCATGTTAATCCTTTCTCTTTTCAAATCTGCATCTTTTCCGTAGCTCTATCGAGCCATCCTATATCTGTATGTGCGTTTAAGCGGAACATAGTGTATCGCCTGTATTTGTATCCTGTTTTCGGGTTAATTCCCTCATGAATTTTTGCTATGTAATAACCTTTTTTAGGCTTGGGTTCTTTTTGCCATCTCCGGAGCTTGTCTACATGTGGTTTAGGCAGCGGCATATTCCTGGAAGTGTTGTAGCTTGCTTCTTTAATTCTCGGTTTTGCAAGCGTTCCGTCTTCTTTCTCTTTCTGAGTATTTTCATCTTTTGTTATGTAATTTCCAAGTTCTGTGAAGTCGTCATCGTAATACTGGCTCTTTTTTATCGCGCAAGCCCATGTTCCGCCTTTCTGCCAGGCTTTTTCCAAGATACTGGCTGTATCACCAATTTCATTAACGATGATGTGAATATGCCAGGCTCCTCTCGTTCCTTTCTCTATATTTCTGATCCAGAACAGTTCATACCCTCTTTTTTTGTATTCTCTTCTCACTGTTCGTATTGCTTTTTTAAAATCATCTAAAGCTTCTTTCATACTTCCAGGGCGATTTTTCACCAGATAGCCCCACGTGGCCAAGATATCACCCGGGCCAAAATACGTGAGCATTTTATGCCTGGCTTTCTTGGCCTTGTTCATTGCATTGACTTTTTTCATATCTTCCCTGGTTGGAGTTTTCTTCTTTTCTCTCTTCTTGCCTTTTGCTCCATACTTCCCGTCATGATACTCTTCTCTCTCGATGATATCTCCACCCCGGAACGTGTATTCATTACGTCTCGTAGCCATATTTTTGTCCTAACTTTAATATCTTTATCAAGTCCTAAATGGGTCTTCCGACCCTCAAAAAAGGTTAAAAATATAGCGGTACATAACCGCCGGATGCTTGACTTTCCGGCTCCCTGGTGTTATATTTATGTAAACTGATTTACTCCAGGGGCCGGTTGGTCCTGGCTCAGGTGGTGCAACACCTGAGCCTTTTTTCTTTTACCTCTTGATTTCTTCTCCAAATTTGATATACTGAAGTTGTCTTTAATTACGTGAGCCCTTTACATTTGCCGATGTGAGGGCTCTTTTCATTGCTCTGGTTCTATCTTCCAGCCATGTGATCACTATCATGGCCACGATCGTTATGCATATACTTCCTGTCAGGAATGTGAGCTTATCGCCCCAGTCCCAGAGTGGAAGTAATGCTACGAGCTGGCCTGTAATCAGGCTGATGATTAAGTTCTTCTGCATCTTTATTCGTCTCCTCTACCCCACTGATTTTCTTATGTAATAATCATTGACTATCCGAGATACGTTATCTATGATCTTCTGGTTGTCTTCCGGAGTATTGTTCTTGCAGTAGTCGTCGTGGATCCGGATTACTCCTCCGGATCCGTTTTTGATTTCTTTGATAACTGCCATCTAGTTCACCTCCTGTTTTATCGTATGAAGATTGTGTTTATTGTGTTTATAGAATTTTTACTACTTTGTCGAACGCTTTTTCTTGTGTTTTCGACAGTACGCTCCTATTCTGTATATACAGGG